TATTGCTAAGTATCAGTATCAGATCGCATTTGTGGCCGATCAAGAAATCAACCTTCTGGCGGCGTTAACTGAAATTATGGTGGAGTGTAACTTTAAATGATTGATGTACAACTATTTCGTATCGCAACTGGTGAAGAAGTCATTGCAGAACTTGTTTCTGAAAACGAAGATTCGGTAGTTATCAAGAACAGTTTGGTTGTTTTGCCAAATGGTAATGGTGTTGGATTTGCTCCATGGGCCACTGTAATTAGTAAGGATGAACCAGAGATTAATATCCAAAGAAAATTCATTATCTACATGGTAAATGTAGAACGTGATGTAGTGGCTAAATACAATCAGTTGTTTGGAAGTAAACTGGAACTTCCAGAAGAAAAAAGATTGATTCTTTAATATGCAATTAATAGAAAGTGATGCGGTTTATGCCGCAGATAAGTTCATCAATTACTTTTCTAATATGGATCGTATTGATGAGTATCTTCGTAATGTAAAGATTGAGAGAGTTCTCAATCGCAGTCCTCTTTCTCAGTTCTATGAGGAAGAGGATACTCATGGGATGTTCACTGCATTTGACATGCATCCCGAAGATATGGATATTGCTTGTTATGAAGCCAAAGATCTGAAGAAAGTCTCTGGTCGGGTCTCTGGTATTCGATCAGTGAAGGAGTTCAATGAGAAACTACAGATCACCACATCACACGCGATCGAGGATTCAGTTCCTGGTAAATCACTCAAGTGGATGGTCGTTGAGAAGAACACCAATACGATTCTTGGTTTCTGTAGGTTTGGCTCCCCTACAATCAATTCTAGACCTCGCAATGAATGGCTTGGTACGACTCCTGATCTCAACATCTTCAACAGACATGCGATCATGGGTTTTATTATCGTACCTACGCAGCCTTTTGGCTACAATTACCTGGGTGGTAAGTTGCTTGCGATGCTCTGTTGCACACATGAGGTCAGGGAGATTCTGAACTCTAAGTATGATGCAAACATCTGTCACTTTGAGACTACTTCACTCTATGGTTCCACAAAGAGTGCATCTCAGTATGATGGTTTGAAACCCATCATGAGATACAAAGGTCTTACCGACAGTAATTTCACTCCCCTTCTTCATGACCACATCTTCAAAGATCTGAACAAGTGGTTTGTTGAACGCAATGAAGGTGAGTCTCTTGTGAAGGCCGATGCATCCAGTCGCAAGTTGAAGACCCAACAGAAGATGATTGCAATCATCAAGAAGTCTCTTTCTGGTGACAAACTGACGGAGTTTGTGGATGCAATTTCAAGTGCAACTGCACTGACTGAGAAGAAACGCACCTATTTCTCAGACTATGGTTTTGCAAACACCCGTGAGGTCCTTCTGGGTGAGGACACTGAACTGGTGGAGAACCCTCAAAACTTTGACAAGTTCTACATGGAGAACGTAGTTGCAAAGTGGAAGAAGATGGCCGCAAAACGATATACCAAACTCAAGTCTGAAGGTAATCTTCGCACTGAACTTGAGGTTTGGACCAAAGATATGGACATTGACATTATTCGGTGATGGAACTTAAAGACTGGTTGAACTCGATTAACTTAAACAAAAAGGATCTTATGGAAGAGGATCCTGCTGCAAAGAAGGAGTATGCACCATTCATCATCAATAAGTGCATGTCTGGTCACATTGATACTGTTCTTTATGCGAATGAGATGAACATGTCTCACTACATGGATAAAGACATGCAGTATCAGTTTTATCTAAATAGTGTGAGGAAAAGGAAGAGATTTTCTCCCTGGCTCCGAAAGGATAAAGTCAAGGATCTTGATGTAGTTAAATCTTACTATGGTTATAGTAATGAAAAAGCGCAACAAGCCCTCCGTATTTTATCACCTGAACAAATTGAATTCATTAAAGCTAGACTTGAGACTGGAGGAAAAAAATGAGTGTTGCGGAACCTGAAGTCCGTTGGACACCTGATCAAATGGTAGAGGTTACTCTGCGTGAGCCTGACGACTTTCTCAAGGTGCGTGAAACCTTGACCCGTATCGGAGTTGCATCCCGTAAGGAAAAGAAACTCTATCAATCGTGCCACATCCTGCATAAACAGGGTAAGTATTTCATCGTTCACTTCAAGGAACTCTTTGCCCTTGATGGTAAGAAGGCCAATCTAACAGTGAATGATGTTCAACGTCGCAATCGAATCACCAATCTTCTTTGTGATTGGGGTCTAATTGATGTTGTGGATGAGACTCGTGTTGCAGAGGTTGCTCCTTTGAACCAAATCAAAGTTCTCTCCTACAAAGAGAAGAACGAATGGGCTCTGGAGACCAAGTACAACATTGGTAAGAAGAAAAAAGTAGAAGAAACCGCATAAATAAAACGTCGCTCTTTCGTGCGCGACTCTATACATACGGAATATACGCTACTTTATGGGGGGTTACCAACACCCCCCTTTTTATGTGTTTTGATATAATTAGTATTGGATGCCGCAAGGGTCCACACAATACAAACTCGCTTTTAAAGGAGCTACAATAATGTCGTTACTTGCACGGTACACGACGGCTAACATGGCCGATCTGTTGAACGCGATCAATCGTAATGCGATTGGTATGGATGAATATTTTGACCGCATTGCCCATTTACATGAAACTTCATCTAATTACCCACCATACAATCTAATTGAAGTAAATAATGTTGAGAAAGTTTTAGAACTTGCACTCGCTGGTTTTAAGAAGGAAGAAGTCAATGTTTTCACAGAATATGGAAAGCTTTTTGTCGAAGGGCAAAAAGTGGATACCGACTCGGAGAAGACCTTTATCCACAAGGGAGTGGCTAGCAGAAGTTTTAAACGAGCGTGGACTCTACCCGACGACATCAAAGTCGAATCCGCAGAGTTCGTGGATGGACTGCTCTCCATCAGACTCCGAAAAATAGTTCCTGATCATCATCAGCGTCAAGACTATCTCTAAATAAATGTGCCTGCGTGCCATGCAGTGGGGTTGCCTTTCGGGGTAACCCCCTTTATAATTTGAGGAAAACTATGAGTGTAAAGATCTTAGTTCTAAAATCACAAGAAGATGTCATCTCTGATGTTTCAGAGATTCAAGATAGTGGCCGTGTGATTGGTTATAACCTTAAAGAACCACGAACATTGAATCTCTCAAGAGTTCAAAACCTGAATGAGGAAGTTGATCCTAATCGGGTGAGTGTTAATTTCACAAAATGGCAGATCTTCTCAGATGATGTGGAGTATCAAATTCCTGCTGACTGGGTGGTGACTATTTGTGAACCAATGCCTAGACTTAAACAATCCTATGAGGAAAATGTAAATGCAGAAGAACGTTCAATGTCTAATCTTTCGGGATGATTTTGTAGTCATCTCAGAAGTGGTTGAAGTGATGTCTGAGATTGGTGATCCAGATTGTAAACTGATCAATCCATACAGAATTGTAAAAGGTGCCAATCCAGAGGATCGAATCGTTCAATGGTTGGATTTTACGGAACAGTCTGATATAATGATGAGGTCTTCGGACATTCTCACTTTCGTCGAACCAGCTCCTGAGTTGCTGGCCCATTATCTCACTTTGGTTGATTGATGCGATTCTATACTAACGTTCAAATGGTCGGGGACCAAATCCTTGTTCGGGGATATGAAAACGGTAAACGTTTCATGAACCGTGAGGTTTTTAACCCGACTCTTTTTGTGCCTTCAAAAAGTAACAAAACCCCGTTTAGGACTCTTGAGGGTGAACCTGTTGAACCAGTAAAACCTGGTACTATTCGTGAAACCCGTGACTTCATCAAGAAGTATGATGGGGTGGATGGTTTTAATATCTATGGATTTGAACGTTTCATCTACCAGTACATCTCTGACATGTACTCGGAGGATCAGATTGAGTTTGATATTTCAAAGATCAATCTGGTAACCATTGACATTGAGACCAAGGCTGAGTATGGATTTCCTGATGTGGAGTCTGCTGCAGAGGAGATGCTCCTGATCACTATTCAGGACTTCAATACTAAACAGATCATCACTTGGGGCGTGGGACCTTTCAAGAACAAACAAAAGAACGTGGACTATCGTCAGTTTCCTGACGAACGGGCCATGTTGAGTGCCTTCATTCA